AGTTTTAGTATTGACATTGTTTGTTGGTATCACGCATGCCCCAGAACCAGTGCTCTTCCAGTAATCCGGGCATAAATTGTATGAAGGAGGATATGTCGCTTTCTTCTGTGTGCTCGTCATAAGTATTCCTACATATGTAAGAATGAGCACTAGAATAATTGTTGCAACCGCACCGACGATAATGTAGTAGTATCCCATTTTATTATATATTATTAGTATGAATTTTATTTACGCACCACATTTAGTGTATACGTTCTAAGATTTTCTGGCAATATACCATATAATATATATGGCCTATCAACAGAATATACTCCAGCTTGGTGCAACCACTGGACCACTAAATGGACGTGTAGATATTATTCAAGAACCACAGCATGATGTTTGGTTTAAATTAATGGAACGAACTTCTAGCAGAAATAAGGCAACTTCTTATTCCAATGCTCTCGGCAATATATGGGAGGAAACTACATTATCTCGTGCGTACTTTTCCGCGGAGAATATCCAAATACTGCAAAATGGGATTCGTGCGGGTGTATATGAGAAGTCGGGGCAGAAATATGTTGTTGCTACACCTAATCCGGACACTGTCAAAGTGATAATGCGGAATATCTTTCTGCAATATGTCGAATACTCTACGACAAAACCTATTCGGGACCAAATAAAAGCGCTAAATGATATGGTTTTGGCGTATGCCATACCGCAGGTATACAGTGAGGCGGTGGGGTATAAAAGATACCAGGAGGACCAGAGTACGCTTGTTCAACCGCTTGAGTTGCCGTTGAGACATGACCGTATTTATAAACAATTGGAGACGAAGCCTTGGGTATAGGTCTAAGAACCTTCGGTATAAGAACCTGTGGTATAAGAACCTGTGGTTCCATCATGTGGTTCCATCCTTCGGTCTAAGAACCTTGGACCCCGTCCACTGTACATATTGCCTTATAAATCTATAAGGCAAGATGCGTTGAAAAAAACATACAAATAATAGGTGCAACATATAACTAAGTAAATATATATATGCTTTCATCGGATGAGATAAATCGGCTGTTAGGTAGGGACACCATCGCCGAACTAATCAAAGACAATCTCCGTAAATTCAGCACACACAAAGATAATCCAACCTACAAAAAAGGCATATACATATATGGCGCACCCGGCTGTGGAAAAACCACTTTCATCATGCAAATCCTCAAAGACATGAACTACGATATTCTCCAATACGACGCCGGCGATGTCCGCAACAAATCCCTCATAGATTCCATTACCCACAACGCGATTTCCACCAATAATGTCATGGACCTCATGCGCGGTATTGTCAAACACAAGGTAATCGTCATGGATGAAATCGACGGCATGAATAACGGCGACAAGGGCGGGATTACCTCACTTATTAAACTTATAAGGCCTAAAAAAACGAAAAAGCAGAAGAACGAAATCAAGACCGGATTTCCGGTAATATGTATCGGCAATTACTACTCAGACAAGAAAATCCGCGAACTCATGAAAGTATGTATTGTGCTCGAACTAAAACGCCCGACGAATGACCAAATAGTTCAAATGATACAACACCGGCAGGGCACAGACACAGTGGTATCGAAGGATATCCTCGATTTCATACAGGGGGATATGCGTAAAATGGAGTTCGTCATGGAACTACAGCGAACGGGCGCGCCCGTGTCGGTTATCCTAAACACGATTTTCCAGAAAAAACTCTTCAATGAGGACGTTAAACAGATTACCAGGAACCTATTACAACAACCTGTGAGGCTATGCGACCATGATTCCCGTATGAATGAAACGGACCGCACGATTATAGCACTTTTGTGGCACGAAAATATAGTGGATTATTTGCGCAAGGAAGACAGTGATTCTACCAAACAGTTCTATCTGCGGTTGTTAGATATTATAAGGTACTCTGATTATATTGACCGTATTACATTCCAGCACCAAATATGGCAGTTTAATGAGATGAGTTCACTGATGAAGACGTTTTACTGTAATCATCTGTATCATGACTATTTGGGGGAAAATCGTCCGCAGGGGGGCGAAGGGGATATTCGGTTTACGAAGGTACTTACCAAATACTCCACTGAGTATAACAACCAGGTATTTATCCAAAATATGTGTTATGAGCTGAACATGGACAAGAAGGACGTTATCTCAATGTTTGAGGAGATGCGGAATAGTGATATGTCGTTGCTGGAGAAGGAGTTGAGGACATGCAATATATCCAAATTGGATATCCGGAGAATGTACAAATATTTAGATAAAAATGTAAAAAAGGAGGAGGACATTTCGGGGAGTACATTACTCTCGGACGAGGAAGAGGATGATGACTGTGGGGATTATGCGGAGGAGGATTGATTGATTAGTCAGTGTTTCCATTGAATGTGTAGTCCGAGGAAGAAGTAGCAGGTGCAAGCGTTTTCTGGGGGTCTATTGGCACATAGTTGTATATGGGAACATTTGGGTCTTTGTATAATAGCATGGACGGGCCAGGCACGTCGGATGAAGTGGTAGGTACTCTCGGTTCGGGGCAGGTAGCAAGTTGAGCAAGTGCGGATGCACTGTATCTTTTGTATTGTCCATATCCTCTTACTGCTAATGAGAAAGCTTGTTTTTGGGTAAGCTTGTTGGTTTGCGTGCTCTGCATATTAGCTGGGTATTGTAATATCTCATATTTTCGTCGCATGTTTAGCTGCTCCTGTGTAAATCCAAGGGTATATGGATTCGGTTGTAATTCCTCGCGAGGTGGTGTGGGAACATTATTTAGAGCCTGTGTTTTTTTTAATACACAGAAGTTATTATAAAACGCATCTTGTGAACTCATTAAAATCCCTGTGAATACTATAATATATATACCGAAATGAATGTTTTAGCAATTGTGTTTGGCGTTGTTGTGCTAGTTCTCGTATACGTTTTGTACGTGTATGTGTTTTCTGGAGAAACCGCTACTTTAGCCAAGAATATATATTTAGGTAAACAGTCGGCGACTGTTGCCGCCAACAACATAACTAAACCAGGTTCTGCAAAATTCAACTTATCCTTCTGGATGTATATTAACTCTTGGACAAACAGCAATGCTTCTAATAATACGTCTTTGATTACCATGGGCAACGGTACTAATACTTACTGGGACGTGAAAGTTGGCGGACAAACGGGAACCACGCCTACTTTATCATTTGTTGCTGGAAGAAACACAGTGATTATCTCTAATAACATCCCCATTCAAAAGTGGTGCTATGTGGTTATCAATGTGAATAGCCCATTTATTGATTGCTATTTAGATGGTAAATTGGTAATGTCCCAGAAAACAGATGGATTTACTGCACCTTCCGAAACTGATACTTCTCTGAAAGTTGATATTGGAATGAACAAACTGGATGTATATTTAAGCAATATTCAGCGTGTTGCTGTTGGAGTGAATCCTCAGGATGTATGGAATACCTATATAAGTACCTCCAATCCTACTTCGATGGGTCCACTGCCATCTTATAATGTACAACTGTCGTTATTAAAAGACGGAGCTATTAACAACTCCATGACATTGTATTAATCGGGGTTTTCATTATGCCAATGGTTATGCCAAACACTATTCTAATTTATATGTAATATTATTATAAGACATATAAAATATATTATGAGTGAACCAACCGCTGTAGATTCTTTACGTAATGCTGCTGGAAACGTTGCTGGAAACGTTACCGATGCACTCAAAAACCCGTCCCAAACATTACAATCTTTAGGAAGTTCAATCACCAATGCATCAGCCACTGTCAAAGATTCATTGAATAATTTTTCAACAGCTGCCTCTTCTGGATTAGGTTCAGCAAGCGCATCCTTCTTGGATTCAAACAGTTTAGTTGCAAAATTCGCCTTCCTATTCTTAGTGATTTTAGTATTTATGACTCTGTTTTACATTCTTGTAAAACTCATCACATATTTCACAACATCACCTGCCAAAAATGTAGCAATTGTAAGCGGATTAATTTCCGGCAGTGATAAACTTCAACTGTCCCAAAACCCGCAAACCACCGACTCTGCCACTGTGTATAGGTCAAATAATGCACGTAGTGGTATGGAATTCACATGGTCTGTGTGGCTATATATTAGCAGCGCTGAGGTGGGAACCACTAGAACTGGATATAACCATGTTTTCCACAAGGGAGGAAGCCAATGTACCGAAAACGGAGTTGCAACCGTGAATAATGCTCCTGGATTATATGTTACCTCGGTAAACGGTATTGCATCCCTGAATGTATTTATGGACACTGTCAAACAGGCTGCAGCATCTAATCCAGATACTAATAATCCAAAACCGGTCTTAAAGGTTGACAATGTTCCATTGAAAAAATGGTTCCATGTAGCAATTCGTATGCAGAACAATATCTTGGATATTTACGTAAACGGTACTATTACTGGAAGATACCAATTCACAGATGTCCCCAAACAAAACTACGACGATATTTTCGTATCAGGTGTAGATAGCAACAACGGATTCTCTGGTAAACTGTCGAACTTGTACTATTACAACCGTGCATTAGGTGTGTTTGAATTAAACAACATTATTATGGCTGGACCTTCTCTCTCACAGAGCGCCAGTGTTAACAAGGAAGCTAGTTTGGGATACTACGGATATATGTCCAACATGTGGTACAATAGCAACCAAATTGCCCCACCTCAGTCCGCTGGAATGTAATCTTTTTACTTGCCAAAAAAGGTTATTATATAAAGATAATCCATATATCATATTATTATATTTGGTATAAAAATATGATAAATCCGCTTGTAAAGTATAAGGAGTACCATAAAAATAAAACAAATATTATTATTCACCAGGTATGTGTTCCGTTATTACTATTATCCATTTATTCCATACTTCCCGTGTATTGTTCCATTAGCGCAAATATTTTTTATTCGGCCACTTATTTATTTTTTGATGTGTTCTCAACCAAAAGTATTCATTCGTTCTATTATTTACAGTCGATATTTCTGCTTCATTTTGTGTTTCGACAATATTTATCTACGCAAACAAATGCGTGTATTCACGCGGCTTCGTGGATATTACAAATTATAGGCCACAAAATGTTTGAGAATAATACCCCCGCCTTCTTGGAGAATTTATATGACTCGTTTTTGTTTGCCCCGTATTTTACGTTTCTTGAAACTTTTTACCCATCATCGTTTGAGGTAAAGGCCAAATATACAATTCTGAAACCGGAATATGATGCGTCGAAAAAATCCATTCTGTATTTTGCCGGATTATTTCAAAAAGCGGAACTAGCGTATAAGAATATTTCCAATGATTTATTGGGCTATAACCATATATATATAAATACCAATTTCAGTAATCACGATGTTTACAAAGACACTCTCGCTAAGATAATCGACGACCTGGATGAAGTAGAGATTGAGTGTTTGGTTGGATTTTCGTTTGGAGGGTCCTTATCTTTACAATTCAAAGAACTATATCGCGAGAAAAAGAACAAGGACTTAAAATGTGTGTTAATATCCCCCGGCGGTTTTCAATCAAAAACCTTTGTGGCAAACTCCATACAATTCATCAGTAAATACTTATATTCACTGTATAAGAATGATAAATGGTACATGATACAGAACTATCCAATCTATCAAAATACAAATTCACTAAGTAATACGGACTATATCATTGGTTCCATTAGTGATACAATTCATTATCCAAGGATGATACAGATGCACATAAATATCATTGTGTTTAAACACGCGTCGCATTTAAGTATGATATCCGTCGTGAAAAAGCAAAAAATCTTATCCCAACTAATCAACTTGAATTACCGAATCGATTCCGTCCAAACAAAACCACTGTCGAGTACTATGAACAAGTTATTATTTGGCGGACATTTTTACCCCTACAATGTATCGTTTTTTTTGGGTATGGCTACGTATAAT